ATTATGTTTTGTACGAATTGTGGCACGGAATTCGAGGGAAATTTCTGCCCGAACTGCGGAACAAAGGCTGGTGAACAACCGCCTGCACAAACCGTTGCCCCAGAGGAAACGCACGAGTATTACGACAAAATAGGCGATCTAATCGACCTCGCCACGGTCTACGGCGTATACAAGGACAGAACCAACATGGCCGCATTTTTCCGCAAATGCACCGATTACGATTCTGTCACTATCGGTAAAGCGTTAGACTATATTGAGGATAACGTAAAGCCTAAAGAGTACGGAATGCTGGACACAATCCGCATGAAGCGTCAGATTGAAGCACCGATTGATAAGATCATAAAAGTACAAGCAGCGAACGACCCTTCGGTTGAATTGCAAAAGGCGCAGCTTTCCGAACTGAAAAAGGCGAACAAACTACAGCAAAAAGAAATGAACGCACAAGCGCGTTGTCCGCGTTGCGGCTCCACTTCCCTTTCGGCACACAAGAAGGGATTTGGTATCGGCAAAGCCGTGGTAGGCGCAGCCATTACAGCGCCTCTCGGACTGGGTTTGATCGGTGCTGTAGCTGGCAACAAGGGCGCAAAAAAAGTCCGTGTTACTTGTTTGAAATGCGGCAAACAATTTTGGGCATAAAAATAACGCCCACCGGAGGGCAATCCGGCAGGCGTTTCGAGGGTAGTACATTTGAGGAACGTTACTACCCTCTTATTATACGACAAAATAGGAGGAAATTCAACAATGAAAAAGAATGCTGACGGTTATTACCGTGAGACCTTCACGTTCAAGGGCAGACGGTACGACGTAACCGCAAAGACAGAGCGCGAACTCTGGCGGAAAGTCGACGAGAAAAAGCGACGCCTTGAAGAAGGTGTAGACGTGGTGAACGAGAACACGAGCGTCGATAAGTGGTTCGCGGAATACATCGAGACTTACAAAAAGCCGAAAGTGCAGCCGCGCACCTATTCTGATCTGCAAGGCTATCTCAAGAACTACATAGCGCCGGAAATCGGCTCTATGCGACTGAAGGATGTTAGAACCGTGCACTTGCAGCGCATCATGAACAGCGTTGCAGGCCGTTCCGCGTCCATGGCGTGCAAGCTGCGCGATCTTATCAAAGGCGCGTTCCGGCAGGCGCGTATTGACCGTGTAATCGTTTACGACCCCTCAGAGGCACTGGTTATGCCGGAGACCAAAAACGGCACGCACAGGGCGATTACAGCCGAAGAACGCCAGCATATTCTGCACGTTGCCGAGACGCACCGCGCCGGTCTCTGGGTGCTGTTCATGCTGTACACCGGTGCACGCCCGGACGAGACCAGGAAAACGACATGGGACGATGTTCGCCGAAACGAACAAAAGATCATCCTGCACTCATCAAAGACGGATTTCGGTGACAGAGCCGTTCCCCTGCATCCGGCGCTTGCTCCTCTGCTGACCGGCGGCGAAGGTTACATCTTCACGCAGCCGACCACCGGCAAGCCGCACACAAAGCATTCCATGCGCCGCATGTGGGAGAGTTTCAAACGCGCCGTAGACATCGACATGGGAGCACACACTTTCAAAGGCGGTGTTATCCCGGAGACTTCAAAGGTAGCCGTGGACCTCACGCCCTACTGCTTGCGTCACACCTACGCAACCGACCTGCAAACGGCAGGCGTTCCGATCAACGTTGCAAAGGACCTGCTGGGGCACAAGGAGATTTCGATGACAGCGCGCATTTACACGCACCTGTCCGACGAGGCATTTGCCGCTGCAGTTGACAAGGTGGTTGCACTGGACGCCGCACGTCGGAGCGGCAAACTGGCGGAAATTAAGTCCCACACTTAGTCCCACATCTAACACCCCCAAAAACCCCTAAAAAACCGCATTCCGGCGAATAAAGTCGAAATCAGCAAAACACAATATCAGAACATTCACAGCCGAAATAAAAGAAAAAGTCCCGCAAACAAAGCTTTTTACGGAACTTTTCACCTGGTCCGAGTGACAGGATTCGAACCTGCGGCATCCTGCTCCCAAAGCAGAGAACCACGCGCAAAAAGTCAAGCTATATCTGACGATTTCGGCATCGTGTTTTACGCACTCCCACATCCAGTCCCACACTGCTTTGTTTATTGTAACACACTCCCACACCCAACACAAGCAAAAAAGAGAGGGCGAAAGCCCCCTCTTTTCGTCAATGCTTCACGACATATTTGTAATATGCCGCTTCCTTATCCTTTACTGCATCCTTGTCGTTCAGCCAAAAAGCGCAGGCTGAGTCTGCATAAAAATCGATACTGCGCATACCGTGCTTCTCATTCACGGCGCAGCGATCGGAGTATTCGGCGTTCATTGCGACCCAGAATTCAACCGGGTCACAGTCAAGGCCGCGCTGCTGCATTACCTGCTTGCACTGTTCAAAAGTCCAGTGTGGGCCGGTCGTGCCATCAGCATTCTGCATGCTGTGCAGCCATTCCTCCGCCATGCTCTTAGTCATGCGTCCTGCGTTTGCGCTTGCTGCATACCCCATAGAGCGCTCAGAGCCGCGCGTCTTGTCCCCTACGAAAGAGGTATCACCCATATAAGCGTCATCATCGCGAAAGCCAATAGGGCGCATCTCATCCTCGTAATCGGGGTACTCGTCATACCTCGGCCATGCGACACTGTTCTTGGGCGCAAAGCGTCCGTCAGAATAGCGGCGGTAACTACGCATCTCCGGTTCGCCGCCGTGAATGCGCTCGTCATAGTAATCATACGGCTCCATGTTGCCGTAATGATACCGCACGCCGTAATGGTGACGATCTTCGGGATACATCTTGCGGATTCTCCATTCCTCCGGCGAAGCATTCTCTCGGCGGGCGTGCTGCATCAACAGCATTCGGGTTCCTCGTTTCATGATGATACCCCCTTACACTGTCGGCGCTGTGCCGTTAATAGACCGCAGCGTGTCAGAATGAGAGCAGCAGGAATTACCGAGCATTCGGAAACTGCCGCCGCTGGACGAAGTGACAACGCGACACAGGTATTTGTGACGGGTGTCCAGATTAAACACTGTCGCCTGAGCGCCGTTGCATTTCAGCAGCGGATACGTTACCGTGCCGTCGCCGATCGTGATGACCACCGGCGCGCCGATGATCGTTGTACTCGGGATGTTCTGCGCGATTACGATTCCGTAAACGCAGCCGTTCTGGTAGTCCCCCGCCGGAATATTTACCGTCAGTACGCCGCTTGCGTAGGTCACGCTCTGTGAGATACGCAGGTTCGGACAAAGTTTCTGTACAGGCTTGCAAGCCATAATCAAAACCTCCTATCAAAGCCGGGGGAATGTCCCCCGGCTGAACGTATCTCTCACATGCCGCAGCAAGTGTTGCAGCCGCAGCCGGAAAACTGGTAAGGTGCCGGAACCGGGAACGCCGGCACCGGAGCCGGACGCAGAGCGTTTACAAGGTAATTGTTCTGTGCCTCCTGCGAAGCCGCGAACTTGAGGGTCTGGTTCTCGTTCTGAAGCGCCGCGATTTTCTCCTGCTGACGGGTGTTCTCCATTGCATCCAGTCGTGCAATGATACGGTCAGTGTCGTTGTGGGTAGACTGGATAATGTCGCGTGCGTTGGTTGCCGCGTTGTAATTGGTGTCGCAGAAACCGCGTTCTACCTGTCTCTGGGTGTCGCAGCAGCAGCTTGCCATCTGCGTGCCGAGTGCCGTCAGACCGGCGGTCACGCCGTTAAAGCCGTTGTTCATGTTGGTGTTTACGCCGTTGATAAGCTGGGCATTCTGATAGCCGAGCTGGCATACCGAATTGTCTACGCCGTGGAAGCCGTTAGAAACTGCGCTGCCGAGCGTGTTGAAGCCGGTAAGCATACTGTTGTTCATGGCGTAAAAGCCGTCGCACAGGCCGCTCTGAATGCCGAGAACCGAGCGCGACAGGTCGTTGAAGTTAAACTCGCTGCACAGGTCAGAACGAGTTACTGCACCCTGATAGCCTGCACCGTTCGAGCCGTTGCCGCCCCAGTTGCCCCAGCCGTTACCGCCGAAGATGAGCGCGATAATCAGAAACGCGAAAATCCACGAGCCGTTACCGCCCCACATGCCGTCATTGCCGCCGCCGTTGTTGTCAGAACCAAGAGCGTAGCCGGTTGCAAAATCGTTATCCATTTGAAATTCTCCTTTTCAGTTTATTTTGAACGGAGCCGCGCGAACTCCGAACATGACAAAATCACGTCGGTTTTCGTCAAGACCCGTCCAAACTGAAAAGAAGTTATTTACTTGATCTTCATGCCGAACTGCTGTGCAAACTGATCGAGGTCGATTCCTCGCTCCTTTGCAATGTTCATCGCCATCTGCCGCAGCGCGTCCGGACTCTTGCCCTGCATACTCTGCATCAGCTGACCGACCATCGGATTATTGCCCGTCATCTGCTGCAAAAGCGCCGTCGGGTTCCCGCCGTGCTGCATCAGCTGCAAAACCTGCATCATATTCATCATGCCTCACTGCCTCCCAGCTTGTCGCATAAGGTGTTGAACCGTGCTTTCAGTTCGTCAAACTCGCTTCTCGGAACGAACTTTGACAAATCCGTTTCCGAGGGTTTATTTGTTTCCTGCATCTGCACCCGGCTGTATGCCGCGAAATCCGCGCAGCCGGTTTGAAGGTTGAGCTGCTTTGTGTAGATGTATCCGTGCGCCGTGTCCGGCATGATGGTTAAAGCGCCCGAAAAATCGGTCTGAACCGCTCTTGCCTCCTCGACGCTTGCCACCGGACGCACAATATGTTGTGGGTACTGCGGCATCTGCGCATTCTGTTGTGGATACTGCTGTGGATACTGTGGATAACCGTAAGCCATTATCCGTGCACCTCCGTTTCGTGAAGGGAGCGCTCCTTGTAGGCAAGGTACTCGTCGAGATACTTTGTGTTCCCCGCCTCGCGGTAGTCCTCAGCAATGCGCCGCGCACACTGCTTGTCGTAGCCGATACGTTCCAGTCTTTGTTCGTAGCTCATGCTTTATCGCCCCTCTCTATGCGTCTATTATAGCGCATCGGAAGCGCGAAAACCTGTCACAAAACTTTCAGTATTTTCCGTTTGATGTTCCGCAGCCGCCGGTAAACCGTTGCCTCGCTCATATGCAGCATGTCAGCAATCTGAATAACAGAACGCGCCGTAACTCGTAGATCGAATACGGCGCGTTCCTCGTCTGTAAAATTGCATTCACGCCGGAAGTAATCGCATTCCGGCTTTGTAAATTCCTTCTTGAGGTTCACAAACGCTCACCCCTTCTGCTTGCGCTTGTCTCCCTTGATCTTGATCTTTACACCCTTACTGCCCTTTTTGTGTCTCACTGTCACACTCGCCATTATACACACCTCCCGTGTTGTCACCGGCGACATAATTTGCATAACCGCCGTTATCTCCATTTTCGACAACGACGGTATCAAACTGGCTCCACTGCCATACATGGTAGATATTCGTTGCCGCAAGCAGCAGAATAAGAACCAGTACCAGTGCCTTCATAAACTTTAACTGACTTTTCAGCAGGCTTAAAACGTCGCTTGCCAGAATTTCGTTTTTCTCGTTCATGATATACGCCCCTTTCGGGTCTATTATATCAGAGTTCGACCTTTTTCGCAATCAGCCGTACAGGTGTGCCCTGTCGTTGATTACGAGAATGCGCATCAGGCTTTCGGTCAGCGCAAGGTTACCGTTTTCGTCGCCCTGCAAAAAACCCTTGTTTACGAGCTTCTTCACGGTTTCCTGTGCCCACTGCGGGCAATCCTTCGGCCTGTTGTAAACCTTCTCCGCCGCGCTCCTGATCTCCTGCTTTGCGATTGCGCGGGTCTGTGCTTCCGTCATATCTTCAACCTCTTTCTCTGTCAGCATGGTTTTGAATTTCTGCCACAACTGCGGATTGCGTACCCACGGTTCGGGGCATTCCTTGTGCGTCACATCGTAGTGACGGCACACGCGGCTGATTGGCACATGGTACTTTGCCATCAGCTCACGGGTCAGCTTTGCGGCACGCTTCATGGTTTCCTCAGGGATAACGTACACGCCGTTGCGGATAACGCTGCACATCTCAATACCAATGGAATTAGCGTTCCGGCAGTCGTTGTAGTAACTGCCGCCGCGTTCTCTGCCGCAATGCCATGCCGTGTCGCTGTCCTTTACGCTCTGGTAAATCTCGTTCGGGTCTACAAAGTAGTGAGCCGACGCTTCCACTACTTCACGTGCGAAATAATCCGCGTTATTCTGTGCGGTGTCGCCGTCGTTCGCCGTAAAGTGCAGAACAATCCAGTGCACGGGAAACTCCCTGCCCTTGCGGTAATTGCCGTCGTTGCACTGCTTAAACGGAATACTCATTTATTCACCCTTCTTTTTCGGTGTGGTGTACGTCAGCGCCTTTTCGCTGTCCGAAAGACCGGCCGTTGTCGGGTCGATAAACACCGACAGCACCGCAAGGCACATGGTAACAAGCTGCACAGGGTTAGAGAGCACCGCCTTGATGCCCTCCCACACAGCCGCCCAACTCGTAAACGTCTGCGGGTCAACGCCAATGGCCGTGATAGCGACCGACACAACGCCCACCCAGAACCAAGGATTACGCACTCGTACTTTGATGTTCATGTTCATAAATATGCTCCTTTTCCAAGTCCTCGATGCGATGATTCGCAACACGGATTCGCTCGTCAAGCACAGTAACGTCCTGCTGTAACTTGTATGTTTTTTCAACAAGGTTATTGTGCTTCTCGACTTTCTTTTCTAATTGCTCAATGCGGTAGTTGGAAAGATTGCTGCTCAGCGCAATGCCGCCCAGCGTTCCCACCAAAGTACCGACCAGCGACAGAGCCGCTGTGATAACTTCAGCGGGCATACCCCACCTGCTTTCTGTTGTACTTCTGCGTGAGATACAGCTCCGTAATCCTGTATTTGCGCACCGCCTCGCGGATTTCTGCAAAGCCCTCACGCTGTCTGATGTGCTTCGGAAAAAACTCATCGACGATCATGTTCGGTGCAGCGGTGTTTTCTGCGTCCTTCATGTTACTCCTCCTGCTTCAGCATTTCGGTCAGCGTGTTGTACTCGCTTTCGGTGAGCTTGCCTGCTGCAAAAAAGATGTCGATCTTGTCTGCAAGGCCGTCGGTATGGTTCTTCTCGATCATGCGCTTCAAAGTACGAAATAACATTGTGTTTGCTCCTTTCATTCGTTGAGACCCAGTTCAAGCAGGGTTAACCTGTATTCGTGGTCTACCATCATAGCGTTTGTGTCGTCCTCTGCGGTTGGCTCGGGTTTAGGTAACGCCGCCTTGTCCGCCTCGATTTCCTCGGCAGTGCGCTCTACGACCTTGCCGTCTACGAGCTTATAGCGCAGAACCGCGCCGTCGTAGAGCGGCTTATCGAGATAATGGCTCTGCGCAAGCGCAAAGTCGTCTCCGTATCCTTCATCGATTTTGATCCAACCGGTAAGATCTGCCGGGAGGGAATACTCTCCCTCAAGCCGCAAAACACGACCGGTCTCGTCCGTCTGGACGTAAACACGGGATTTTGGGGTTTGCATAGTGTGTCACCTCCTTATAGGTCGGCGGAAATGTCCATAGACGAACTATGCCATGTCACTGGTGTGCCTGTTATTAAAGCGTTAGCAGAATTGTGCAAATCAATTGCGAATCCATTTGGATGAATGCCTTTCGCTTCAAAACCCGTTACGGTTTTAGCTCCGTTAATTGTTTGAATCTCACCATTGGTTGTTAGCTTGATAACAGGGTTTGCCCTCATTGTAGTTGGCAATGAGACAAAAAAGTTAGCAATGCTACTGTTATACGTCCATCCATAACCGTATGCATTGGTGAGCCTTACAAAATACCTCTGACATCTCCTCAACTGCTCCCCGTAATCGGGGATTTCGTTGAGCACCCACTTATCGCCCTCTTTGTGTGCAAGGGTCTGGGTGGAGCCGAGTTCCAGTTTGGCGGCGAGGATATTTTTTGCGTTGGTGAATATCCTAAACCACAACCGTTTAGACTCTTTGGCGACACCTTGTAAGCCTACATGATTACTGTGAACAATATCAGTCCATTCACCCCAAGTGGTAGGAACAACGCCAGTAGCAAATTCCAGTTCGCCAGTAGCAAAAAGCAAACTAACAGTGACGGTTTTGCCTTTCAATGCATCGGCAATTTCCTCGAGTGGCTCAAAAACATAGTCGCCTGTTAAAGACACGCTACCGTTATTTATGGTTAACGTGGAGTTTGACGCCACTTGCCATCTGTCAATCGTATAACCCCATTCAGTGCTATAACTCGTCTGCCCCCTCTGATTCACCGGTCTGCCGAAGTACCAGTTGTCAAGCAAATTGGGGTTGACACCGCCACCGGACGTTGTCAGTGCTTCGGAAATGGGTGTGGGGTCTGTCGCGCTAACCGGAATGGTATCGCCTCGGATTTCGAGCTTTTTCCTCAGTTCAGCAGGCGTATCCGCACCGGAGATAATCTGCGCCGCTCTCAGCGTAGCGTCGATTTCTTCGCCGCTGAACTGCGATATATAAGTATCGGGCATTTACACAACCACCTTTCTTGTGAATTTCTCATTGAAGCCCTTGCCGTCGCGGGTGACAAACCGTCCGGCAGAGCTTGCACGGTATATGCGGTAATAGATGAGTACGCAGCCGGGTGCACCGTCGCCGCCGTTGGAGCCGTTGCCGCCAGAACCGCCGGAATGGCTCCACGTGGACACAGCTTGCGTCAATCCTCCGCCGCCTCCTCCGCCGCCTCCGTGACCTCCGCCACCGCCGCAGCCGAGCATGGTCGGCGTGTTCGGAATGATAGTTGCGTTGCCGCCAGAGCCGCCCGCGCCGCCTTTTGCGAGCCATCCGTAGCCTTGATACTCCGTCATATCGAAATGCGTCCATTCCAAGCGTCCGACATTGCCATCTCCTCCTGTGTTGCCCATAGCGGCACCGCCACCGCCACCGCCGCCAGAAACGCCAATCTGACCGTCGTATTTAGACCCGCTGCCGCTTGCGCCCTTGCCACCTGCGTAGCCGAGGGCGTTTCCTCCGTCTTTGCCTGCACGAACCTTGCTATCATCGCTTGTATAGTTTGCTTCGCCGCCGTTGCCTCCATCTCCGCCCTTAATGCCGTCGTCTCCGACTTGAGCGTAAAACTGGTTGTTGACCGGGTCTGCAAAACCAATATCAGAAGATGAGCCGTTTTCAGAGGATAGCGAGCCGAATTTTGTTTGCACGCCAGACGTACCGGCTACGCTGTCGCCTGCGGAATATACGCCGCCTTTACCGCCTGCACCGATTTGCACCGCGTAATTCGTTCCGGGCGTAACATTCATTTCGACGCTGTAAACCTTTCCGCCCATGCCGCCTGCGCCTGCTATGCCGCCTTTGCCGCCTGCGCCGCCGTTGTACACGTTCTTGCCATCTTCGCCCTCACATCCGCTCGAACCGCCAGACCCTCCCCCAATCAGCACTACACGAATACTCGTCACATTCTCCGGCACCGTCCAAGTGCCGCTCTCCGTAAGCACTTCGACGGTATCGTAATATTCCTGTACACCAATGTCCGGCGGGAAATAATCAATCAGCACGCTTTCCTCTGCCGCAAGTTTGCCGGATACCGTAATATCCGCGCTTTCAATGCAGCCGGAGACTGTACCGCCGTAAGGATGCGCAATCTTCACTACATCACCGGGGATTTCGCGTTTGGTTGCAATTTTGTAATTGATGCGTTCGTTGTGGCTGTAATACTCGGCAAGGCGTTCTGCGACTGCTGTTGCGTTCACGAGAGACACGAGCGTTGCGTTCTCTACCTTAACCGTATTGTCGGACTGCGTAACGAGTTCGCGCGTTTTCGGTTTAATCTGCTGCATTACCTGCCGGGTAACGTGCGTGTACTTTTTACCCGTCAGCACGCCCGAACCTGCCGAAACCGTCGCCCAGTTTGCACCGCTTGCAAGAATGGAAAAGCCAGATGCCGCGAGGTCGTAACACGGTTCGTCGAAGGTGATTTTGTCGCCTGCCGCTGTCGTGCCCTTGAAAAGCTCCGTCGTTTCCGTTGCGCTCTGCGAATAGGCGTGTTCGGTTACGATTACCTCGGTAACAGGTGTTGCGTAATCAACCGAACCAGAGGCGTAGATTTCGCCTGCGTCGATTGTGCTTGCCTCGCCGCTCCACAACCCTTCAATGCGGATTGCACCGTCAAAGTCAACCTTGAACGTTGCACCAATCGCGAAAAGCACCTGCGTGAGGTTTTCACGCCGTGTTGCGATGGGAAGCCAACCGTAGAGCTTGATGTTCTGCAAGTTCGTTTTGGTATAAACCGTCAGCGGCGAACAAATATCCTCACAAACTTCCTTTACCGTCTCGCCTGTGTAAATGCCGCCGTCATGGTAGGTCTCGTCAAGCAGACCAACGGTCGAAGTGCAGGCGAAATGATAGGTGTTGATGGATGTTCGACTGATTTTCTGCACGTAGAAAATGCCCATTTGTTCATCATCATGGAAGAAGGTCAAAGGCGTGTTTCGGATGAAATCGGTGAGGGAGGTATCATCGCTGTCGATGTCAAAGCCGAATGTGTCAATTTCCTGCGACGCAGCAATCAGGGAACGCGCTTGATACAAGTTCCCCGATGTAACGTCTGTCGCCGAAAATTCTTTGTCCAGGTAAATGATTTTGTTTGTTCCCATGTGTCACGTCCTCTGCGGTGCCATCGCGATAAACTGGAAGGTCAGGCCGTTCCAGTACGACTCTTTGTCTGTCTTTACGATAAGATTGTCCTGTCCGGAGGTCACGTAGGCGTTAAACGTAAGCGTTTTCTGCCCGTAAGGTAAAACTACCTTGTGGCTGTCCTCCGGTGCGCTCAGGACTTCATACAGCGCGTCGTAGTCGGCATATTTACCGACTACGGGCTGAATTGTCATCTCATAGTTATAAAACGTGCCGATAATATCGCGTATCATACGGCCACTTAAAGCACGTTCCGCGTTCTCGCCATCGAGTACTTGAAAACTGCGCTTCAAGCCGGTGACAAAAACGTTATAGTTTTTTCCGTCTACAGAAAGTAACATTTATGCACCACCTGTCACAAGATTTACGCCGCGTCGGCGTGTTTCGCTGCTGTTATACGCATTGGTAATGCGCGCGAACTTCGTACCGTCAATATACAGATTGATCGGCGCGTTGTTATTGCCCGTACCGCCGCGCGCGTCCAGAGCTTTGTTGAAAGCGTCGATCATGGTAGACAACGGAGTTTCGACGTTCACGCCGCTCCTCTGGTCGCCCAGCAGCGCAAGAAACTGATTGTTCGGCGAGATTACCGCGCCGTTTGCCAGTGCCGGAACGTTCAGCGAGGGCATGGAGGCGTTAAGCGCAAAGGTGCTTGTTCCAGAGAACGCGCCGATAAGCGAGGAAATGCCGCTGCCGATACTGTTGCCGACCTTTCCGAGGAGGCCAATAACATATGCGAGCGCGTCGCCAAGCGCGGTAATTGCCTGCGTTGCGAGCTCGATTGCACCGATTACCGCAGATCCGATAAAGCTGATGATCGGCTTTACAACCTTCCAAATCTGCTGTAATACGGGGGCGAGCGCTTCGCATACCTTTGCAATGGCCTGCAATGCCGCCGTGAGCAGGTCGAGCACCGCCGGGACAGCCTTTTCGATAGTCCACTTGCCGAACGGCAGGAGGACGTTCTCATACGCCCACGACAGGCCGTTCATGATGATATCTACAAGCGGTTCAATCGCCGCCCACAGGTTGCGGAACGCCGTCATTAGCGGTTCAAAGTTGAGTCCGCTTGCCCAGTTCGCCGTGGCCTGCGACATTCTGTCAATGCCTGCAAGCGCATCGTCGATGATTTTAAGGATGCTTGTCCAAATCGCGACGCCGTTACCGTTGTACTCCCATGCGGATTGCAGGTTTTCGGCAATAGACTTAATCGCGGTGATAATGTTCGTGATGATCGAGAGGATGTGCGCAAAGATACTTTGCCCCAGTCCGCCCTGCGTCCACGCCGTGATAAACGCCTGCCCGATGGAGTTAATAAGGTTCACGACCGCCGTAATCATCTGCATCAGTGCGCTTAACAGTCGCTCGCCTGCATTGCCGTCGTTCCACGCAGCGATAAAAGCCTGTCCGATTGCCGTAACAGCTTGAACAACGGTATTGATGAGGTTCATAATGCTTTGCAGCATTTGCTCTCCTACGTTGCCGGTATTCCATGCGTTCGTGAACGCGGTTGCAATCGAGGCAATCAGATCGAGTATCATTTGCAGCAGGAGTTGCAGATTGTTCAGTGTTTCAACGCCCGTTCCATTGTTCCAGACGTTCATAAACGACCGACCGATAGACGTTACCATGTCTTTCAGCGCAGAAAGAGCGTTCTTTGCGCTTTCAATAGTCTGCTGTCCGTACTGCGCCCACGACTCCTGAAACGTTTTCCAGAAATCCGTGAGCCACTGCGGCATCTGGTTTTCCGCCGCAGAAAAGTCGGTATCAAACTTCGGCTTGCTCGGGTCCTCGGTCTTGTTCGGGTCCTCGGTATTGTTCGTGAGCTTCTGCACTGTATCAAACGACGCAAGAGCCTTTTCAGCTTTCTTTGTCGCCTTTGTGGTGTCGTTTGTTGCGTCTACCTGTTCCTCAAGCGCTTTAGCGTTGTCCTGCGCTTTCTGCGCCGTCGTTCCGAACACCGAGGCGGTAAACTGTGCCATCTGTGCCGTTACCTGTGCAAGCGCCTGCATTAGTTTGTTCAGCCATGGCAAAATCGCCTCGTAGATCGGCTGAAAAGCCGTTAACAGATTGCTTTTTACTTGACCGAAAGACTTTGCAAACGTCTTGTTGGCAAGAAGTGCGCTCCCCAGACGGTTTGTCAATGCCGTCAGCGCTTTGGAAATCAAATTGAAAAAGAGCGCACCGGCAACAATGGATTTCAGACGAATACCGAAAGAACGAATGCCGTTACCTGCCTTTTTCATCGATTTCGCCGAGGACTTGCCGAAACTCGAAAACTTTGCTTTGAGTTTGTCGACAGCCTTGCCGAGAGCGTTTCCGATGGAGTCTTTGAGCTTGCCGAACGTTGTTTTAACGCCGCTCCCCAGTTCAGAAAGCACGCGCTTAACCTTCGCAAATTTCGAGGTTGTTTGATTTGCGAAATCGCCCATTGCAGCTTTGGCCTGCGCAAACCCTGCCTGCATGGTCTCAAGTTTCGCCTGCTCATTGCTGAGACTGGATGTGATGTTCTGACCTTCGGGGCTCATACGCGACGCTTCGGAAGCCTCTGCAAGTTGCTGCTTGAGCATTGCCGCCTTGTCGTCTGCGTTTCGCAGCGCTTCGGCGAGCTTGTCGGACTCAGCTACAAGGTTGTTCAGTTTTTGCGCCGACTCCGAAAATTCCTCCTGCGGAATTTCGCCCGTTGCCGCCTGCTTGAGTTTTGTATTATAGTCAGCCTGTGCTTTGACGATTTCCGCGTTGACTTCCTCAAGTCGCCCGGATAACCGTTCTGCCTCTTTGGATGTAGCGGCAAGGTCGGCTTTCATCTTCAAGCCTTTCGTACCGCCAGCGGCGACCTTTTCCCACTGTGCGGCGAGCTTGTTCACCTTCGCGGTTTGCTTGTCGATGGCGGCTGACTGCTTTTCAATGTCTTTCGACATCTGTTCAAGCTGTTTCTTTGCCTGCTCGTCACTGATTGTTGCTTCAATTCGGATAGAGCCGTCCGCCATTTATTCACCGCCTTTCTATTTGATCTGCGCCCAGAATGCGTCTACTACTTCCTTCTCTTCCTCAGAAAGTGCAGGCGTGGGCGTAAGATTACGTTTGAGTCGTTCGTAGTCCTGCCGCTGCTTGCCCTTCATCTTGCTTGTGTCCGTGCCTCTGATCTGGATTGCATGAGAGATAGCAGAGTCTTCGTCAAGACTTTCCATCATCGCCATAAATTCAAACCAGTGCAAATTGATCTTGTGCAGTTCAATCCCGAACGTCTGCCGGAACGACGCATACAGCCGTGCGGCGTCATAGTCGAACCACAGCAGCCGTTTACCGCCCGGTTCGATTTCTTTATCGTCCCCGCATTGAATGAACCACTGTAGGCCTTCTAGGGCCACGTCAAGGGGCGGCATCCCTGCTCCGAAAAGCAGGGACAGCGCCACCATTACGCGGTCATTCTCGTTCAGCTCCGGGTCATCGAGCGCAAGGGAAATCTGAATGCCGATGCGGTAATCCGTGCGGATGAGATAGCCCTTGTAATCGCTCGGCAGGCGGTCGAGCAGCATGTTAAACACTGCCGACACGCTCCGAACTGTACTTGTTCATGTTCGCTACGCGCTTCTGTGCGTGCGCGTCTACGATCGGGATGAGCTGAGAGAAAAAGTCTAAGAACTGGTCAGAGGACGGAAGCACCGCGCCGAAAACCTTCTTGCAGGTATTCTCGCCGATGAGCGCGTCCGTTTTGTCGCGAATTTCCTTGTCAAATTCAACAACGGCATCAATCGCGCCCATAACGTCGTTGTCCTTTGCGGAAATGGCATCTGCCTTATCCTTGAGCTCGTTCAGCAGTTTGAAAAAGCCCTGAATAAAGCTGTCGTCCGAGAGGGGAAGCGAAATTGTTTCCCCTGCATCGTTTACCTCGATGATCTTAACGCCACTGTTTACGCGGATACTTTCTATTTCTTATTCCCTCCTTAAACTGCTACGTCAGCAGTGAATACCGGCGCGCCATCGGTGATCTTTACAGTACCGGGGATGGGGTCGCCGACATAGTTGATCGTAAATTCCTGCGTCGGGGTTGCGTCGCCATCGCCGCCGTAGCTGTCGAGCTGAATAGAGACCTCCTGCACCTCTGCAACGTAAGTTGCGCTAGCGCCATCGCCGGTAACGTCCCACAGGTCGACATTCAGCATCCATGCGTGCGCATCGGCCAGAATTGCGCGTGCGCGGCGCTTCTTGGTGATGAACGTGTATACCGGGTCGCCCTTCGTGCACTGCTGCGATACGGACATGTTCGGCTGATAGCCGGTCAGCTCCGTAGTCGCAGAGGACGAAATAATATCCTGCTCAGTCTCGGTCTGTGCGCCGAAATCAATAGCAGCACTCGTTACGTTCTTGCCTACGCGCGCCCAATTTGCGGCGGAATACTCGCCCATCTTGTCGGAAGTATCCAGAAAGTGTGCGATAAGGGAACGTTTTACCTTTTCAGTAGTTGCCATTTGTTACACCTCTACTTCATATTTCATGGTCATGAGGATTTGATAATCCTCGGTTAAATCTTCATAGCGCGCCACAAGAGCCGCCGGAGTAATGCGTTCAACAGACGTTACCGCCATTCCCTCCCCCAGTTCGGGAGGGTTTTCTTCTGCCCATGCCCCCACTTCATTCAGCAGTGTTTCTACGTCAAGACGTTCGCCGCTGCTTGTTGGCAGAGCGCGGTACATAATACCGAATTGGTATTGCGCGGAATAGCTTCCATCCACGTACTGAGCCGTTTTGAAAGCGCCTGAAACAGATGTGAGCATCATTCCAGAGCGTTCAGGGGGAAGATATTCAAACTCGATATCAGGGACATGCCCTTGTAGCCATAAAAGAACGGCGCGTGAGACTGTATCCTGCTCACGCACCGTTAATACATTTACCTTTTCAGCCATCGCTCAGTATCTTTCGCACTCCTTCCCTCCAGTGTTCCTCGTTCACCGCACGGCTTGCCTCAAACCAGTGTGGTTGTGCGTGTTTGTGTATCGCCTTGCTGTATTTGAGGTCTCGCTCGGTCAACACCTTGCGCACGCCCTTAGGCGCGAACGTGCTTCCTGTTGCCGGGTCGATCATCACCTTGCCGTAATACTGAAAACGTGCATACGGCGAGGCATACACGATGGTATGCCCGTGCCGCTGCACGTTCATTGCCAGCACTCCGGTTCGCGCCGGAACAAACGGGTCGGTGTCCTTGATGATCTCCTCAACAAGCCACGCATTCGCCTTTTCCACGCGCCCATCAAGCACGTTGTTTGGCAAGTGCAACTTCATAGAGTAACGTATCATCGGCCGCCCACCTCCAAATGCTGCAAGCCCCCGTAATCATACAGAGAGACGCTTGTAACGCGGTATGTCTCGTACTTCTCACGACATTTCTGGTAACTTCCTGCATCCGGCACATCGCCGCGCGCAAAATAGTCCTTTTCCGGGCTGATGATCTGCGCAAACGGTAAAGGGATATGCAGCGTTACGCTGTCTGCGCCGTTCTGTGCGGTTTTCGTTACGCTCGTACCTCTGGTGCTTTCAAGCAAAACGCCCGTCAGAACAGTTCGGCCAGACGGCTGAAACAACGTTACAGTGTGGGGCAGTCGCATCCGCAGCACCTCCCACCTCGGTACAGCATTCCGGTATTTGCAAGATACATTTCCGCAGCCGCTTTGAGCTGTGCCTTTGCCTCCTGCATTGCCTCCGTGCCGCTGCGATAGCTTACAGACCAAGAGCCAACGCTCTCGCTCTGTTTCTCCTGCTCGGCAGATGCCGCGCGAGTTTGGAGCGTATCAATCACTTGATATTGCTCCGCGACCGCACAGCACGCCATCTTTGCAGGCTCGCTATCGTCAATTCTTCCGCGCGTAAGATAGGTAAGATACGCTACAGCGCGGCTTTCAAGGCGCGGAAACTCGTCCTCGGCAATCTGGTTGCCGAGGTACGTATCCTTGTAATATGCGTAATCTACCATTGCGTTTGCTCCTTACAGAAGGGTTACGGATGCGGTGCCGCTCTTGCTTGCGTCCTGCTTCGACTCAGCAGTTACCGTGAGGCTCGATGCAGTCTCCGCCTTGTCAACGGTCAGCAGGCCGTCTTCGGTGATCTTGGTGTTAGCCTTTGCGCCGCCGGAAACACTCCACGATACGCTGTCGGAAACAATGCCGTCGCCGGTTACAGCCGCAGTAAACAGCTTGGAACCGCCCTTTGCAAGGCTTGCAGTCGCCGGAGTTACCTTTACAGTGGAAACAGTGCCGCCGTTGCCGTAAACGGAGAACGGGAACGGGTTTTTCATGTCCGCATTAAATGCAGTTACCGGGTTTGCGATCTCCCAGCCGAGGCGCATAACTGCGCGCAGCGCAACCATGTCGTTCTGCATAAGGTTGTACTGGATTGCCTTGGTAGACGGATCCTGAATAACGCCCTCGGTGAAGATCTTGAACGTGATGTCCTGACGGATGGCGTAAACGAGCTGCGACCAGTCGCCGACAATCATCTTTGCGAGCGTCGGGTCAAACGCGCCGTTGTTCGGGAAATACATATCCATGCCGTCCAGAGCGTAACGAGACGCGCCCTGCATGTCAGTCTTGAAAATCGGCTGACCGGTGGTATCTACCAGACCGCGCAGCTTACCGCGCATCTGCACCGCAGATACAACGCCATTCGGGCTGTAGCCGTCCAGTTCAACCTTTGCGATCAGGCCGTTCTCGCCCATGATGTCGCCGAAAGTGTCGGTAGAGGTCGGAACGCCGTTGCCTGCTGCAATCGCAGACGGGACAACGCCATCACGCCACGTGGTCGGCTTGTCAGCGCCGAACAGGATTGCGGCGTCAATCTTCTTGCCGAACGCCTCGACCAGACGCGGACGAACTTCACCCCAGATGTCGTAATCCGCATCATCCAGAACTGCCTCCGGGATGGGGACGATTACCGCGATTTCCTCGGCGTAAATCTTCTTCTTGTCCCATGCCATCTTGGTCGTCTGCTTGTACGCTGCGGAGTCAGCCGCGCCAGTGCCGGAAACCTCGCCGTTTACCCAGTAAGCGGTCGGCAGCATATCCAGAACGTTCATGGTCTGGGTCTTGCTGGTCATGTTCGGCAGGCGGCGAGCCATACGCAGCACTGCCGACTCTGCAACAGCGCCCTGAAGGATTTCACGAGTTACCGGCTCCGGGATGAGGCCGGAAAGGGAATTGCGGTCAATTACGTTATTTGCCATTGTTAAAAGCTCCTTTTCTTACTTGATCGCCCCACGAATAAGCGCGTTCATCGCTGCATTGGGGGCGTTTTTCTGGTTGCCATCGCCAACAGGCGCAGTCCAATCAAACGAGGTACGCGGTCGACGTTCCTGCGCGATTGCATCCACAGCCTGTTCAAAGGTGGTCTTGTCATCTACCATCTTCGCGGCCTTGAACGCGATAAACTCCGCTTCGTCGCCGGTGAAACCCTTCGACGAAACGTATCTTTCGTGCTCGAGCTGTTCGATCTTCGCGTTCGCCGCCGAAAGGTTGCTTACTGCGGTGTCGCGCTCTTTGGTGATGTTGTTCATTCTGTCCTGCTCGGTCTGCTGACTGTCTTTCCACGTGCGGAATGCGTTCAGCTCTTCCTCGCTGGGCATTTTCTTCCGTTCACGCTCAAGGCGAGACTGGATCATCTTGTCTACGTCCGCCTGACTGAACGTCTTTTCCTGCTGTGCAGCAGTGTTGTTTTCCGCGCCCGGCGCGTTGGTGTTGGTAGTGTTGTTTTCCATTGTGGTCTCCTTGTTTAACGTCCTGTCGGACAATTTGGCAATAAAAAACACCGTGTTTCCACGATGCCAATTATTCAATTACTTTCATGCGGTTGGTCTGCGTCGGCAGGCTCGCCGCCCGGCTGAATTCGCGATATTCTTTCTTCAATCGTCGAATGCGGATGCCTGTTTGATCTTCCTTGCCCGTCATTCCTGCGGCGTTGTACGCGGCTCTGCGGCGCTCCAGTTTGCGCACTGTGCGTTCTATCTTGCGCTGCATTTGCGTTGCTTCATAGGCGCTGTATGTGCGCCCCTCGAACTCCACAGGCGGTGGGTCGATGTTCGCAAGCTCGTCGTCTGTGTAGACGCGCTCAGAAACGCCCTCTAAAAACGCATGCCGATGATGCCTACAGTTAGCGCCCTCCAGACCGTCAACAGCGCCCAATCCACAAACCTTGTAAATATTCGGGTATTTGCTGCCGTCTTTCGTGCTGTAAACCTTGCCTTGCCATGCCTTGTGGTTCTTCCATCCTGTGCCTTTATCACGCGCGCCGCGATGGGCGGTGATTTCGTACAGGTCAGTTTCCAGTGTTTCCGCAGCCGTTTCCGTGTATTTCGAGGTGAGCTGATTTAGCCCCGTGAAAATAGCTCTGCGCGCTGCAACGTCTGCATGGTCTCTGTGCCCTGTCGCATAGTCAATCGTGTATATGCCGCTGTCTGCAAGCTCTCTAACTGCATCCTCAAGTGACTGCTGCAACGTAAACGCGCCTGACTGCATTTTCACTTCTGCTTTGTCAAGGGCGGCTTGATACGCCTTTGCAATCGGCTGAAATGTAACCTTTCCGTTTGTTTGCAGTGCAAAACCGAGAGAGCGTGTAATGTTGCGGTATCCGTCAAGCGTCTGTGACTGTATCTGCGCGATATCCGCAGCCGTCACCCAGAAAAGCGGTTCAGCAACGCTCGCTTCGCTTGCAAGCTCGTTGTAATACTTCTGGTTGTATTCAACAACACGGTCAAGTGCGTCCTGCACCTGTGGCAGCGTCTCTTTGCTGTGCTTTGCAATCATTCGTTCGATGGTCTCCATATCCAGACCACGCGCACGCAACGCGCGAATGTCGTTTATGGTGACTTCGTTCAGCTCGCCGGTCAGCTTAAAGCGAGAACAAATCTCGCGCAAGATGTCCTTTTCGAGCTCTCGCATTGCAACCGCAATCGGTTCGGGCGCCGCGTCGAGGTATTCCGGTGTGATTGGATACTTCATTCAATCTCATCTTCCCCCTCGTCTGTCATATCCTGCGCTTTCGGCAGCATTTTCTTCGCCGTCTCATCGTCTTCATTGAGCCACTTAGCGCGGAATTCCCAGTCATTCATAATGCCTGCGTTAAGCAGTTGCATGTCTCGCGTGAAGTCCGTGCTCTTATCCTCGATGATGCTGTCGTCAAAGTCAATGCTGATTTCCACATCTTCATTCAGCCCGGCGTTCATTGCATCATTTCCGAGTCGCAGAATAATGCGGCACAGCTCCACAAGTGCCTGCTCAAGGATGATTTCATGCTTCTTGATCGTGCGGAACATGGTGCTGTTTTCGCTGATTACCTGCGTGGCGGTTGCAACGCTTGCGCCGTCGAAGTGGTAATAGCTCTCGCCGAAACCTGTCTTGGTTGACAGCAGGTTCAGCTGATCTTGAATGCCTCGGTTGTGCTCGCCGGTTCTCAGCGTCATATCAATCGGCTGAATGATATTGCCATCCTGCGTATCCTCCGGCAGCACATAATATGCGAGCTCGTCCGGGTCGAATACCGGCTCGCCGTCAAGGTAGTTCGTCGCAGCCGGCTTTACCATGATGCGCTTTTTGCCGAGCAGAAACTCGTTTACATAGCTGTCATATGCGATATCAACGCCTTTCAGAACGTCAATCGCGTTTGCATACACCGGAATGCCAAGCGGAATGTAATAGTCAAAGTTGTTCGCGATGTTCAAACGATCAATCACAAACTGCCGCTTGTTCGAACCAGTATGCACAACAGGAGGGATTTTCTCAAACCCCGGCACGTTCGCAAGGCTTTCTTCAACCAAACTTTCATTTGTGATTTTGAAAATGCGGTTTTCGATGTCGTAAAGGCCGATTTCATTTCGCTTGTGGATTTGCAGATAGCAGTAATCCTCGCCTTTCACGGTGGTTCTGCTGTCGAACGCACATTCCATGATAACGCCGTTCTGCCATGCCAGAGGGAAAATGTGCTCTACAGTCACATAATCAATCTGAATGCCGTTTGCTGTGCCTGCAATAGGCTGTTCGCCGTCCGACACTGCACCGACAACACGCGGAATGTATGCGACCGTACCCAGTGCAGACTTCATTTCCTGCATCTCGTTCGCCTTTACCTCGAAGTTGTTCTCTTCAAAGATGCGGTCGACGAACGCCTGTTCTTTCTCGCCCTCCAAGGTGATCTTCACCTTTTCGTTCATGAGTAGGTTCGCCCAGTCCTCGGCTAACTTCTTCGCCATACCGAGCGTATATCGCTTGCAATGCACGGTTCGGCCGCAGTTCCGCACCTTGTAATGGTGGAACGACTTCACATCACCCACATACCAGCTGCGCCACTCCGCAACCTTACCGTAAAACTCGGGGGCGATTGTGTTATAGCCGAGCTCTTTCAGTTTTTCAATGATCGTCAAGCAATCACTCCCATTCTTCTGTAAACGCGCTCAAGGGCGTATCTAGTGGCATCAATCAGATGGTTCTTTTCATCTGGATAGCCGCTGATGATCTCGCCGTCCTTGTCGCGCTCATACTCATAGTTCACAAACTCATCATAGGCGTGCGGCGTTCGCTTGCGGTCGATGACAAGTGTCCTGCGCTGTAGCCACTTCATGCCGTACTCGACACTGCCGGGACCCTTCACGGCCTCTTTGGCAGGCAGTCGCATAGCACGGTAGTCTGCAACGCTTTTGGGCTCTGCACTGTCGCAGGTGATAAACGTATCATTATAGCCGCGCTCCATGATAATACCGGCGCTTTCCTCGTTACTCAGCTTGTTTTTGTATATCTCATCGATAAAATACACCGTCTCACGCGCCCTGTCGTAGTGGACGCGAATAAAAGCGAACGGGTCGGGGAACCATCCCCAGTCAGCGCCTTGATAGATATGATCGAACGTTGTCACCTCATCATCTGTGATTTCTCGCAGTTCAAGGTTTTCAAAGACGTTGCCGCCCGTGCCGACCGGAATGCCGAGGTATTCATGCTGATATGCTCGCTCGTTCGTCAGTTTTAGGTGCTCCGCCTCATAGATAAACTGATCGCCTAACCACTCGCGCGGCGCTTCAAGGTACGTGCTGCGGTGGCATAGACGGTCAGGGCGTTCTTCTAAACTGTCCTTGTTCGCCCAGTTGTCGCGGCTGATTGGTGGATTGTAACTCTCAAAGTTCCAGTACTTATCACCGCCGCGCATTGTAGACTGCAAGATCGTTCGGATTTCCGCGCGTCCTGCGAACTGGTCTTTCTCCTCGAAATGCGTAACAGCAATATAACCAAACGGGACCTTGATTGACTTGATCTTCATCGGGTCATCAGCGCCGCGAAACATGATTTTCTGTCCGGTCGGGCGATATATCAGCTCCATCGGCGATACCTTCGCATCCCAGTAGTCAGCCATTCCCAGCTCGCCAATTGCCCATACATACTGTGCGTATACACTATCGCGGATGGTGTTTGCAACCTTGCGTAACACAAGCGCATGCGTTCCGGGGTTGTGGATAAGCAGCAGCGGAACGACAATCGACACAAACGACGATTTCAGCGAGCCACGGCCGCCACTCTCGTCATAGTGTGTGTGTCCATGCTCGAATACATCGTGCGCGACAGAGTAAAATGCAGGGCCGATTACCTGAGATAGTTTTAACTCAGACATCGATAATCACCTTCACGCCTTCGCTTTCGATCTTTTCCTCTACTGTGTCGCGCTGTCCGAGGTACTGCTTGCCCAACCAGATAAGCATCTGGATGTTGCCGCCACGGGCGGCGTTAAACTGCCAGTGTCGCAGGCTCAGTTTCATTTCTGCAACGCCTTTATAGTAAGCCTCGGTAACTTCCTTGCGATTGTGAAACGTCGCGCGGGAGAACCCAAGCGCCTTTGAAATTTCTTCTTGTGTATTGCCCTCGCTCGCGAGCTCCTGCACAGCGTCAAGGTCAATAGCTTTCTTCGGTCTGCCTCTAGGCATCTTCTAACCTCCTTTCCTCAAAAGAAAAGCACCGGGCAAAACCTCGGTGCTTTATCTGTTGAGTTGTATTTGTTTAGGTCGAGGACGAGCGAGCACCACGAGCGCCAGCTGCACGACGGCCAACCGCTACGCTACGGCGACGATTGCCAACGCGACCACGGTTCGCAAGTCTGCTACTACCATAACCACTACCCATGCCTTACACCTCCTTTCGGGTATGAAAAAGGACTATCCGCAAAGATAGTCCTTTTCGTCTTTTTTACTCATCTATGAGCCTGCTCAAGTAATCTTTTGAGCCTTTGCCGATACGCGCAAACCGCAAATCCTCGGTTTTAACCGGTCTTTTCACCGCTCGCGCGAATTCTTTTCCTTCGATATACTTCAAATCGCCGTCAAACTCCAGAGACTCCAAAAATTCCTCTTTTTGCGCACGGCTGGTGAAGCAGATGCAGCACCAGTATTCGGTATCGCACATATCCTTAAATCGCTTATTCTCAGCGCCCATGCGCTCACGGAAACTCTTTTCTACGTCTCCCAGCTCATCGAGGCACTCGCTTTCGAGCTGCTCTAATTCAATGTGATCGTCTTTTGTTTCCTTAACTTTGTCATCGTTCCAATATCCCATTACAGTTCGCCCCTCCTGAATAACTCCAGTTCCGCCAGCGGGAACCATGTGATGATCTTTTCGTAATCCTTCGGGAAATTCTCCTTGATCGGCTTCAAGAACCGGTAATCGATACCATCGAACGTTCTGCCGAACAGCTTATAGTCTACCGGCAACCGAACACCGCTTGCATCAAATTCGCGCAGCAAGTCGGCTTTTACCCAGTCGAACACCGGATAGAACCGCTTTGCATTGTGGTTGATCGCTCCATGTGTTTTCATGGCAATTCGCCGCATAGGGCTATCTGCCATTCTAACGCCGGTCGCAGTGTATACGCATTCCGGCAGGCGCTTGCATTCGCGGATGATCTCGCCAATTTCGGCATCATCATATTCTTCGCCAGGCAAGTCCAGCGCCTCAATCTTTGTTACATGCTCCGGCGATTGGAATACCAGATTACGCAGCATACGGTACAGAGACCGGTGCGGCAGTCTGTAAATGTGAGTGCCGAAAAAATCCTCATAGTATGCGAGGCTGTTTTCGACGAATTCCAGACCCGGCACAGTGTAACAATAATACGGGATTACATGCTTGAAATACTTTCTAAGCTGCAACCACGCTGCAATGCTGTCTTTGCCTGTGGAAAATGCTAAGATCGCAGTATCGCATTCCTCTGCCATAGTACGGCACATGCTCTCTCCGCTGCTTGCATCTACTCTATCATACACTACGCTTTGTCCTCCTCTTTGTCTCGCTCCATCTGGCAATCAATCGCACGGGCGATAAAGCCATTCACGCTTTCGCTCCGGCCTTCCACATGGGATTTGATCTCTTCTTTTTTGC